CATCATTGTTCCACCACTCTATGGGTAATCCTTCTTATTTAGTCATTTTATGAGGTTAACTCATCCACTATATCAGCCATAGAATACTTCGCAGAATACCCTAAATTTTTTAATTTTGTAGTATCCATGAAGAAAGATCTGGACGTTTGAACAGTCTTATGGAAGTCTTTTTGCGGTATATTTGTTATTTTTGAGGTAGAACTTACCTTGTTTTTGGCGTAGTATACCCATTCTCTGATGTCGATTGGGGTGCCATTACCTATATTATAGATTTCATTCTGATTACCCTTATTGATAACAAGATCTATAGCTCTGGCGCAGTCTTTAACGTGAATAAAGTCTCGATATAGCAATCCGCCATCATATAGTTCTATTGGGCGATTTTCTTTAACCTCATTTATCATATATTGGAATGCATTTTTCTTTTTGGATACCTTTTTATCCCCCGGCCCCAATACGTTTGCCAATCGAAGTATGCGATAATTGAGGTTATATGTTTCGCAGTAGCAAATGAGTAACTGCTCAGCCGCCCTCTTTGTGATCGAATAAAATCCCTTTGGATCGCACTCTGTATCTTCTGACACACCCCTAGCCAAATCGCCATAACCTGAATCTTTCCCATAAACAAACCAGCTAGAAATCAGGTTAAAGCAACCGCCATTATAAACCTTTCGATAGTTTTCTAAAACTTTAACAAGAGTTACAAGATTAGTGTTAATATCTAATAGTGGGTCGGTGAAAATGTTGTAATTATCCACAGTTGAGATAAAATACACAACATTATCGCTAGGGCATTCATAGTTATCTCTAGAAACCAGATTAAAACTATGTTGGATTGAGACAAACTCAGACCCAACGAACCCAGTTCCACCAAAAACAGTTACTGCCACTTTTGTAGAACTCCCTCATAATATTTCCAAACTTCATCAGTATAATGTGGTGGGCATCCAACAAAAAAGACATTACTTAACGCTTTGTTAGCGTTTGGATACTTGGTAGCATCATCAAGGTGCTTATATCCGGGATGCAAAAGGATATTTCCCGCAAAATAATTGCGAGTTTGAATTCGATTAGCTTCAAAAAATGCTTGTAGCTTTTCCTTTAGTTCTGGTGTATCTGTAATCATAGGAACACCGAACCAACTTGGATCGGCTTTTTCCAAAGCAGAAGCCACCCTAACTCCGGGAACATATTTTTCAACTAAAGACTTAATGATAGAAAAATGGAGTCTTCTCTTTTGATCGATCTCGTCAATCTTCTTTAGCTGCTCAATTCCCATCGCGCCCTGAAGGTCCAGTGGTTTCAGATTATATCCCATCTGAGTGAAGAGATACTTGTGATCTATGATTCCATTGTAGCCTTCAAGCCACTTGTCAAATCTATTACCGCAAGTTCCGCATGGCAATAAATTAGCAGCGCCGACGCATCGGCAATCTCGGCCCCACCAAGAAATAGATCTTACTAGATTAATCAATTCTTCATCATTAGAACTGACCATTCCGCCTTCGCCAGTTGAGATGTGGTGGGCTGGATAAAATGACGTCGTCCAAGAGTAATAGTAATCTGTGATGAGTTTTCCATCCCAACGAGAACCAAGACTATCACAATTATCACCAATTAGTAGGATCCCATGCTTGTCACAAAGCGACTTTAGCAAATCCATATCAGGAGGATTGCCTAAAACTGGTGACACAAAAATAGCAACGGTGCGCTCGTTGATCCACTTTTCTATTAAGTTGATATCAAAATTTAGAGTGTTAAGTTCAATATCAATGAACCTTGGCGCCAATCCATTTTGAACTAATGGGGCGATTGTTGTGGGAAATCCAACTGGGGAAACTATAACCTCAGATCCTTCTTTCCACTTAAGGTATTTTTTCAGAGCAGTGATCATAGCCAGATTCGCTGATGAACCTGAGTTGACCATATGGCTATGCTTAACGTCAAATTTCCTTCCGAATGCCCATTGAAACTTAGCTACGTTTTCCCCGGAGACTAGCCACTTTCCTGTCAAAAAAGCCTTCAGCGCGGCGTGAATTTCCTTTGAATCGTAGTATGGGCCGCTATAAAAAACAGTGCTTTTTTCTGGATCAAATTCCTGATTGTAAATCCACTTAGGCTTAGACTTAGCAGCCAAAGCATCAATCAATTGATCAACATTTGCATCATTAATATCCATGATAACTCCAAGGTTAAGCTAATAAAGATTTGAGGTACGTTCCGTAGTTGGTTTTAGAATACTTATTCGCAGCAGCTAGTAGTTCTTTTTCTCCAATCCACCCATTGTCATATGCAATTTCTTCTGGACATGAAATCATCATACCCGTTCGTTTTTGCGTAGAAGCAATAAAAGTTGAGGCATCAGCTAAAGAATCAAAAGTTCCAGCGTCTATCCAAGCGATTCCTCGGTTTAAATACTCTATGTGGACGTTGGTATTTTGCATATACAAATTATTGATATCAGTAATTTCCAACTCACCTCTTGCTGAGGGTTGTAGCTGCCTAGCGTATTCTACTACGTTTGAGTCATAAAAGTAAAGTCCAGTGACCGCATAGTTTGACGGGGCTTTGGTCGGTTTCTCGACAATACGAATTGGGTTTTTATGTTTATCCAATTCTAGAACGCCAAATCGTTCAGGATCGGCTACATGATATGCGAACAAAGTAGGATCTTTTCTTTCGTTGGCCGACCTTAACTTATGGATCAAATCATTACCATAGAAAATGTTGTCGCCTAAAATTAAAGCAACATCATCATCGCCTATAAAATTATCACCTATTAAAAAACACTCAGCTATTCCTCTAGGTTTATCTTGAATAGCATAAGTAATGTTCAACCCCAAGTGAGCGCCATCGCGCAATAAAACTCCAAATGGATATCTGTCAGCCATGTTTGTTATTATCAAAATGTCGCGTATACCCGCCATCATTAATGTTGATAGAGGATAATATACTAGGGGTTTATCATAGACAGGAAGAAGCTGTTTAGAAACTGCTTCAGTGCAAGGATATAATCTTGTTCCCAAACCACCACTCAATATAATTCCCTTACGCACGATAGTACCACTCCAAAGTTTTTAATAAACCATCAGTCAAAGAAGTTTTTGGTTTCCAACCTAATTCGCGGAACATTTTTCCGCTATCCATTGAATATCGAAGATCGTGACCTTTTCTGTCAGTGACAAAATTGATCCAATTTTGATACATGTTGACGGGCTTGCCAATTAAATTCAAAATATCGGTCACCATTTCAATATTTGAGAGTTCACAATTCCCGCCAATATTATATCGGCTTCCTCGTTTGGCATTAGCGCCGACCTTCAAAAGAGCTTCGCAATGATCTTCAACATAAATCCAATCTCTAACGTTTAGCCCATTTCCGTATACTGGAACTGGTGTATTGTTTTTGATATGTCTAATAATAGTGGGGATAAATTTTTCCCGATGTTGCCTTGGGCCGTAATTATTGGAGCAGTTTGTCACCACAGCATCAATATCATGGGTATTGACATACGAACGAACCAAATGATCACTTGCAGCTTTAGTTGCTGAATATGGATTTTGTGGGTTATATGGAGTATTTTCGGTAAACTTATCGAAGCCATCTAGCGCCAAAGATCCATAAACCTCATCTGTAGATACATGAACTAGTCGGCTGTCGTTCGCTCTTATGCATTTAAGTACGTTATGAGTTCCGATAACATTGGTGGATATGAAGGTATCGTCGCCAACAATAGAATTATCAACATGAGTTTCGGCTGCAAAATGATATGTAATTTTTGGTTTGTATTCATCATATAACCTACTCAAGGTGAAAAAATTACGAATATCGCAATTTTTAATATCAACTCGGTAATCTTCATATAACCCAGTTACATTCTTAGTATTTGATGAGTAAGAATAGTTGTCAATTATAACAACACGTTCAGATGGGTATTCTTTTAGATGCGAAAATACAAAATTAGAGCCGATAAATCCCAAACCACCAGTTACAAATGTCGTCATAAAACCTCAGTTTCTTCATATATTTTAGAGTTCATTTTACCATAATTTCGCATCATAATTCCGGCAAGACTATTCGCTTCGTTCTCAAAAGTACTGCCAGTTTCGCCAGCCTCACTATGCAATAGACCATCCAAATTTTGACGATGATGGACTAATTCGTGAGCCAGCGTTCTTAGTATATCTGCGGTATGCCTATCTGCTATATTTATAGCTATTTTATGGTCAGAAGGAGAATAGCTACCGAAGCTAGTATTTTCCAGCGCGGCCTTCTTATCGTTTATGACATGTATCATAGGTCTATTTTCGATTTGAAGTTCCTTACACGCATAATCCACAAAAGAACTAATGTGGTCGTTCAATTGAGTTTCTTCATTAAATTGTTTAAATGATTTGACTTTGCTCATTTATGTTTTTGTAAACCTTCTTTAAGAATTTTTTCCAAATTTTTGGGTCGGTTTTCCGAAAATATTTTTTGTACGCAAAAATAGATTCAGAAGTATCAATTTTAATTTTATTGGCCGACCTCAACATATTTATATTAAGTTTACCGAAGTGACAATCAACTTTAGTCTCATAAGCATAAGCATCTATTTCGTCTGCATTAGCGTAGTATTGAAGATTAGAAGCCATTTTTTCGGAAACATTATTTCTAATCTTATACTGCTTCAAAGAGTATGTTTTCTTTACTTTAGCGTGGTACTTATGTCTGGATTCATGTATTATTGTTGTGGTTATTTTTCTAACTAGATTAGTTTTTTGCTTTTCGCTCATTAAAAAATGAGCATAGTTGGAATAAAACTCAACTTTTATTAGGTCTATCTCGCCTTTACAATAATCGTATATTCCGGAAACGATAATAACGTCATCTTTATTCTCATCCAAACCAAGATAAAATATTTTATAATTTTTCTCTGATGTTATACTACTGAACTTGATTTTTGGTCTTTTGAATAATTTGTTCAATCTTCTAACAACAACAGAAACTTTTACTACGTCATTTAAATCACAAAGCTCCTTTTGTATTTTTTTGACGGTTGTTTCTATCTTCATACTTTCAACTTCTTAAACTTATCAAATTTGTTTTGCTTTTCGGGTAAATTTGTAGTTTGCATAAGGTCTTGGGCTTTATTTTCCAGATCATACAATTTCATTTTTGATCTATCAATTCCTATAGCAAATCTTTTTGGGTTACTAATATCACCGTATCTATTCTTCAACTGCTTGACCATAATTTGATTCAGTTGCTCAAGTTCTTCAGTAGAAATTAATGCAAACATCAAATCGGCGGTAGCCGGCAAACCAAAAGACTCAGATGTATTTTCAAGGCCCGGATCAGAATCAGAAAACCCTGATCTGTTAATCTGAGTAGCTGATACTATGGGAACGTTGTTTTCTACTGCCAATCCGCGCAGTTCTTCCGCAATTGCTTTAATATAGGTGTACGAATTGACATTAGCTCCGGCCTTTATACGGGCGGAAGAGCAAATATTCAAATAGTCAATGAAAATGATATCTGGTTTAAATGCCTTCTTTAATCTAAGTTCATTCAATAATGCACGAAAATGACCACTATGCGCTGACGCCGTTGGATACTCCTTAATGATAAGTTTCCCCTTTACCTTTTGCTTAAACTTCTCAATTCTCTTATCAAACATTTCCTTCGGCATCATCTTAAGATCGTCCATTGTGACATTCATAAGATTAGCGTCAATGCGCTCGGCAATCTTCTCTTCTGACATTTCTAGAGTAATATACAGAACGTTGTAATTCTGCATCAAACAACTAGCAGCAACATGAGACATGAACAGAGATTTTCCGACACCAGTCCCCGCCATAGCTATTGTAAGCGATTTTTGAACCAATCCTCCATTTGTAATTTTATTAAAATACTCAAGATCAAACGGGATGCGCTTCTCGATACGATGATAGTAGTCAAAACGAAAATCAGCGTCGTCAAGATAAGAATGACCAATATTGGGATCGAAACTGATAGACAAAGCGTCAGACAAAAGAGTAGGAATAGCTCCCTTAGTTTTAGTAGGATCTTTGCCATCGAGAATACCGATCGAATCTAATATAGCATTATATATCGCTTTTTCCTGACAAAATTTCTCAGTTTCACTAAAAAACCAGTCTAGATTAGTTTCTGATTGGTGCTTATCCAATTCTGCAAGTAATTCAATAGAGTTCTTTAATTGAGTTTCAGTTAACTTTTCATTACCCTCAAGATTGATTTTAAGAGCAGTTTTGCTGGGTAGCGTATTGTACTTTTCTATAAATTCCCTTATTGTGTCAAATAGAATCTTGTCCGCGTTTTCCTGAAAGTACCGACTTTTCAGAAACGGCAGCGTCTTCCTCATGTACTGCTCGTTCTTCATCAAGTCCGCCAGTATCATCTGCTCTATCTTCATTTGAATCCCTCTTGGAGTTTTCCAACGAATTGTGTATTAAATTTAACAATACCAAATCACAATAATAACTAAACAACTTACTAGACTTCGGCACGTTACCAGCAACTTCCAAATCAAAACTCATCAGGGAATCTGTTCCCATTTTTAAATTTTTGAATACTAAAATCGTACCTTTATATCTGGTTAGCAATTCGACTGAGAATGTCGACGAATCGCTGACGTCAATTTTAATCGTATAATCTCGGTCATACTTCAAAAAAGTCTTAGTTAGCCAGAAGTTAAATTCTGCAAATTTATTTTTAAGGAATCCCATTCTCATTCACCTCATCAGAACTTAAATTTGATGTGAACTGGTAACGATTTTTTACCCAAGTTTTAAAGGATTCGTTATCAAGAATAGGATTCCAAAATTCTGCGGTTTCTGTATCGTTTAACCTGTACTTCTTGGACTCAACCTCTCCGGTCTCAACGTTGACTTTACTATACCAACCGTTACTAGGCTTAACGACATGACCAGATTCCAAAGCCATTTCTAACAGGCCACTATACCTGGAAATTCCGCCATCAAATCGAACGCTGACCGGAATTCTGGACTTTTCTCTGACGTATCGAGACTTTTCTACGTTGATGATGAAGTTATATCCAATAAGTTCTTGACCATCTTTTTCTTGCTGACGACCTAAGATATAAATGTTGTCTGCCGAATAATAACTTCCAGTTCCGCCACCAACAATCGCCTTCGGGAACATTCCGATTTCCATATAAGTGTGATTAACCACAACCATTGGAATATCCTTTAGATTCAAATGCGGAGTTACCATACGAAATAGAGATTTGATTTGTTTGGCTCTAGTCATATCCCCGACAGACTTTTGATCAATCGCGTCTTCGACTTCTTTCTTAGAAGCTAAATTTCCAATAGAATCAATAACAATCATCACGCGATCGCCGCGATCAATGCCTGATAATTGATTCATGATATCAAACTTCAATTGCTCAACGTCTGTGACTGGCGTATGGACTACGCGATCCTGATCGATTCCGAATGATTGGAAATATGACTGTGGAGTTCCGAACTCAGAATCATAAAATAGAACAACAGATTCCGGGTATTTTTCTTGGTATGCCTTAGCCATTAGAAGGCTGAAAGCCGTCTTAAAGTGCTTGGATGGCCCAGCCCACATGGTCAATCCAGGAACAAATCCGCCGTCGAGGTCGCCAGAAAGAGCAACATTTACGACTGGAATATTAGTCTGAATCATATCCTTAGCCTCAAAAAATTTGGACTTAGATAGGATAGATGTGTCTTTGATAGTTGAATTTTTCTTAATCTTGTCTAGAATACTCATATTTGTACCTCTTGATCGTACTCCATATATTATACGCTATTTTTATGTATTTGTCAACCATTCTTCTTTAGGTATGCCATATTGGTTTAAAATTGATTCTGCAATTTGCCATTCTTTTTCTGTTATTTTTTTAAATTTGTTAGAAGTTGTTCCCATAGAAGTTCTAGCTTCTATTCCAGTAATCATATAATTTTGCTTCGCGAATTTTCTATTCATATGAAACATAAAAGTATCACCGAAAAATATCTTTAGTTTTTCTGGGATCTTATAGAAGCTTTTTTTATGCAAGAAAAACGTCGAAGCAAATCCATAAGGCATCTCATCACAAGGTATAATTTCTGGATTAGAACCATATTCCATTATTGAATCGCCGTCCAACGCATCAAAAATAACATCAGAAGATAATCCAATCATACCAACATCCTCAGTTATCATTGGATATACTGAGTCAATTACAGTTGGATCGAAATACACATCATCGCTATAAAAACATAATTTATTATAATATGCTGTTTTTACTCCGATATTCCATGAAGGGTTTACATATTTGTTTTTTTCTGTAGTTAAAAATGAAACTTTTTCTAGTTCAAAAAGGGAAGTATCTGTGTGTTTTGAATTGTTATCAATAATCAAAATATCGTCAACCAAATTATGTGAATTTAGCAACGGCAACATTTTTTTGTACTGCTTACCTCTCCACATAGTGGGCATAATTACTGATATCATGCGAAAAAACCTTCTAAAGAACTAGTCTTAACAGCCGACCAATTTAAACACTTCAATATAGTTTCAACTGGATCTAGAAACGCAGTTTTAAATTGAGCGTCATAATCAATCCATGATTCAGCTTTCAGTTGTTTTGGTAGGGTTGAAGTAAAAGCCAAAGTGTTATTATTGAATGGGTTTGGGTCTTTTAAGTAGACGAATTTTATCTTTTCGCCCTCTTGTATTAACTGATACTTCTTATCTAATTTCATGGAAACCAATAGATTATTGTATACCAAGGCACCTTTCACGTGAATAGGGGTGCCCTTTTTGTAGATGTTTGACCCATCCGCATATTTACTTAGACCATTAACGCTTCTTGGAAATGAGATTTCTTCAACAGCAATTTGCTTAAACTCTTCTCTAAACTCTTCAATAAAATTTTGCAAATATTCCTCATCTTTTGTTAGCATGATGGATATGGCTTCTTTAATCTTTGCGCGACAGGCGCTGGGAGTTGACGACTTGATTGCTTCCAAACCCATAATCTTGAGTTTGGGTTTTTCATAGACAATTCCCTCATTGTCGTGCACATTCAAGATGTATCTCTTTTTCGCCGTCCAGATAGCTTTATCCGCCAGAGATTCTCTTTTCATTTCCATTCTTTGTGAGTATGCATTAACATACTCGGCAAGCGTTTCATAGGACTTGTCTATAAACGGCTGAATCTTTTGTTTACAAACTTCGTCCATAAATTTTATAATCTTTTTAGTATCAGCTCCTTCTGCATATACTTTGTTGACGATTGACTCTAGATTAATATAAATTGAATCAGTATCTGAAGCAATAACATAATCAACTTCATTCGTCTTCAAAAGCTTGTTCATAAACGCATTAATTTCGTTTTCTATCCACCTAATTGATAATTGTCCAGCAGTTGTGATTGACGTCGCTAGTCTGGTATCATAGAATCTAAAATATTGATTACCCATGGCGCCATATGCAGAATTTAGAGTAACCTTCTTGGCCATTTGGAGGTTGTTATATCTGGCAATTTGTTTAATTAGGAATTCTGTCTGCACCTTGTCTTCTTTATTGGCCTCAAGTTTCTTTTTGGCTTCAATCGCCAGTTTTTTATAACGAGTTCTGTCGTTATACATTTTTTGCATAATTTCTGGCATAACGCCCAAAACGCCCTTTTTATACAATTGGGCGTTAGGCGTCATAGTTAAATTGTGCTTCTTTAGGATTTGCAAATCTAAACTTTGATTCAGGACGTTTTCGACGTTAATCTCATTTTCCGACAAAAATTGAATTACTTCCTCATCCAATAAACTTCTTTCTTGTAAGGTTTCCATAGAAATATTATACTGCATAATCAAATGCGGGTACAGAGAATTCAAGTCAAAAGAAACAACCCACTTATGTAGTCCCAAAATAGGATCTTTAACATATGCTCCTTCATAAGCTTCTGTTTTATCTCCCCTTTTGATTTGCGGGATAACGATGTTTTTGGACTTTAATTCGTTATATACGATAGCATCCCACATTCTAACTTGTGTGAATACATCGTCGTAATTTACTTTGTTGTCGTAAGCCAAGGTTAATGCCTGTTCTATCAACTTCATCTTATCTTCTAGTCGATAAACCAGTTCTACGTCCTTAATATTGTATCTGATAAACTTATCATAATCTAGTTTGTACAATTGGTGCAGCGTTTCATATTCAGAATAGTCTAATTTGGTTTCGCCCAATTCTACTGACGCAATATGGTCTAACCGATATGACTCTTGCTGCGAGTAAGAAAATTTGCGATATAATTCTAAATAATCCAGAGTACATATCCCATAGATATCGTACACTTGCTGCTTTCTGTTAAAGATCATAATTTCTCTAACAGAGAGTTTTTTCCATGGGGATAGTTTCTTGGCCTCATCTTCGCCAAGCAAATTGGTTATTCTGTTAACTAGATATGGAATGTCGAACGTCTTAATATTCCATCCAGTTACTACGTCTGGGTGGAATCTACACCAAAACTCTAGAAAACGTTTGATGAGTTGAAGTTCATTATCGCACTTAGCGTAATGTACATCGTCACGAAGCTTGTTATAATCGCCGACCCCAAACACAAAATAATTATCTTTAAGTTTGATAGTGATCGCTGTGATTTGTTCGTTAGCAAGTCTTGGCTCTGGGAATCCGAATTCAGATGCGACTTCGATGTCAATATACGCAACAAGAATCTTGTTGACATCCCAAAGAATATCGTCAGGGAAACTATCAGCAATATAAGCATACTCATAACGAGTATTTCCAAAAATAGGAAAATTATCGACACCTTCGTACCTCTGTATAAATTCGCGGCATTCTAGAATATTGCCGGGTTTGATTGGTTTTACTGGCTTGTTATCTAATGTTTTAAATTCACTGTTTTCAGAGGATGGGATATAGAAGGTAGGTGAGTATTCAATCTTTCTTTGAACTCGCTTTCCATTTTGTATGCCCCTAAAAAGAATATGTCGCCCAAGAAGGGCGACATTTGTGTAGTATTCTGAACTCATTAATACCTCATCATCCGGTTATCAACTGATTGGGTGGAGTTACAATTCCACTCCCGAAGATAGTATTATACTGGTTTTTCACCTCATTATCAAGCTCAACCACGGCTATCACATGAGGTAACCTAATTTCTATTGTGCCAGTTGCAAATGCAAGCCATGGCATGAAACCTAGCTGAGGACCGTTTTGGCCGCGCTGAAGAACAGACGATAATGGGTTCTTGATAACAAAATTGTCGCCATTATCCTGAACTATTTCTGCTACAATTTCTTCGCCTGTGACTAATTTAAATCCTTTAACGCTCATAATATTCTCCTAGATTAAAACTGTTGGTTCGCTTTTAAAATTTCCGGGGTTTATATAGTTTCTCAATTTTTCATAAACTTGACGATGAATCAATTCCTCATTATCTGTAATTTCTTTAAACAAAGAAGATGTTGTTCCCATTTTAGTTTTGACAAAAAATTGGCTTACAAAATAATTTTGCCTTTTTTGATATGCATTATAATCATATTGCCAACGATCACCGAAATTAATTAATAGCTCTTCGGGGATAGGCAAATAATTAGATTTATGCATAAACATGAGGGTTCCGTATCCATGCCAAAATTTATAAGATTTGACCATTACCATAAATGGTGATGCAACTTCCTCATTTATTATTCCTAATCCATGCGGACCTATTGTTCCTATAGATGGCGATATTTTTAAATATACCAAATTAAACACATCATAATCAAATAGTGTGTCGTCAGAAAGTAGGCAAATTTTGTTATACTTTGATTCAGCAACTCCAGCGTTCCATGCTGGATTGACGTATATGTTTTTACCAAAATCTAAAATTTTGACTTTAGGTAAAGAAGAAACGAAATTTGGCGTATTGGCAGAATCATTATTAATAAGTATAATTTCTCCAACCATAGGAGAGGAAGAAACCCCTATCAATAATTTTTCTACACTATCAGATTTCCATAGTGTGGGTATTATAACACTAATCATTTTTTATTCAAGTTTTTAACTGTATTAGACAATACTCGCATAAAATTATCGTAACGAACGATATCTTTTATGGTTGATAGCTCTTTATATTTGAGAGTATCATACTGAACACCAAATTTTTCGGTTTTATCAACAGATTCGTCAATTATCGTATTTTTGTCGTATTTTACGGCATAACTATGGGCAATATATTTTAGTAAAGCTTCATCTATTTGATAATTAGCCCGACGAATCATTTCTGCCACGTTATCCCAATGGTACCCGTCAGTTGGCAGTCTGTTTGGTTTAATTGAAAGTTTGTGACTACCAACTAAAATCTTAGTAATTATTTGAATTGGAGATCTGACTGGAAAATGATTTAGTGGGATATTTTCTAAAATATATTTATGTGTGTGGACTGGCGTATAATCGAACGGATTAGAAAACCTATAGATCATATGGCTACCTTCTCCAACGAAATGGTTATTTACCATA